GTGTCTGCTTCAGCTTCGTATGCAATTTTAATTTCTGCGCCTGTTTGATCAGCAGTAGCGCCTGTTTCAATACCTGCAAGTTTTGTCTCTTCAGCAGTAGTATAACTTGCAGTTGTATTGTCCAAAATTGTAGACCAAGCTTGAACATCAGTCCCAATAGCAAGACCAAGTGCAGTACGTGCAGCAGAGGCAGTAGTAGAGCCAGTACCACCTTGAGCAATAGGAAGTGCATTAGTCAGTACAAGACTGTCCAGATAACCTGTAGACCACCTAAGTGTTGTTGTACCAAGCTCATAAGCAGAATCTGTTTTTGGTGCCATTGTAGAAGCTGAAACAACGACATCTTGAGCCGGACCTACGACAGTTACAGGAGCACCGCCTCCAGTTGTTCCATCATGGTCATGTCCTGTACTTGCATCAAAAGCAGATTGAATAGCATTAAACTCTCCGTCAAGATCGTCTGCATCAATTACTTTGCCGTTGGCAATATTATCAGAGGTGTCGTTGCGGGTGTAGCCAGTTGCCATATTTTACATCCTATCAAAAGTAGCGTATTCAAACACAGCCGTGTCCAAACTGAAAGAGGGGTTAGTACTGCTGTCTTGGATTGTGAAAGAAAAAGTTTTACCAGACCCAATAACAGGTGTGTTGTAGATTTTATCAAGTTCGGATCCATACGTTGCAGTTCCGTAGGTAGCACTACTCGCCCCATAAATAAACACCCCTGCGGAAGAAGACTGTAGCCTTATAGTTTGGGGAGCTATATTTTTATTGTAGTTATCCGGCTTAAACAAATCAAAAGTAAAGTTAACATTAACATCAAAAGACCCTGCAGTATCAACATAAAGACTCATTTTATAGATACTTTTTCTTAATTGTGGGTCGTCAATAGGCATAAATGGTGAACTATAGATAGCGTTAATATCTTCACCATCAAAACTTGAACCAAACTCAAGCTTATAAACATACCCATTGTCGTTGGCAAAAACAATTATTTCTTGACCTTCAACATATCTAGCATCTGCAACATAAGCCTGAATACCTTTAGTTTTTGACCATTGAATATTACTTGAACCTTGGTCTGAAAACTTTGTACCTATAAAGCCAAAGGCATCCTTAGGTTGTTCTGCAGAGACAAAACCAAAGATTCTATACTGAGCCTTCTCACGCAAGACCAGAGACGAAAAGCTTGAATAGTTAGATTTAAAATCTTTAATATCTTGTTCAACAGGGTAAGAAGCAAGACCAAGACCAAAATCACCAATACGTTCTGTTGCACTCAACAGTCTCAAACCATCAGGCGCAAGAAACATAATATCCCCGCCAACTTCTTGAATTGTATCCCCAGAAATACAACCTATATCTTCTGCAATAGGCGAAAGTTGAAAGTCAGATACAGAAGTCCCAGAAACCCTTTGTATTTTATTTCTGCTGAATACAATAAGTTGTTCACGAAAAACAATAAGTCCTGTAATTGTATGACCTACGTTAATTATACCAGCACCGTTTGCAATTGTAAAGTCTGTTTCGTCAAAAGGAGCACTAAAAGCTAAAAGAGACCCTTTTGCTATAAAAATATGGTTTTTATATGCTGTGATATGCTCTCCACCAACAACGTCAGATGGATAACCAGAGGGAAAAGAAAGTGTATCTGTAGTGTCATTAAAGACAGCAGGAGAGTTTGCCCCATCTACAAACATAATTTTGTGATTGCCGTCAAAGTTAAAATTAGTCCCACGAACTTTACCACCCAAGAGAGAGGCAGCACCCAATGAAGACCAAGAAGAACCAGAGTTAATGTAATATTCTGAAACAGAAGACCCATTTTGACGTACCGCAATCACCTTAGAAGAGTTAACAACTTTAACCCCAAGAATAACGCCAGTACCTGTAACGGTAGAATCAATATATTTTTCAAAACCAAGAATTTTCTTGTAACCACCTTCCTTAGAAGGCTCAAAGTTTTGAAGGGTAATAGCAGAGCCAACAGCATTTATACCCTGCTGCAACGGACTCATGTTTGAGATAAGCCCACCCCTAAACTCTACTGGGAAAGTGTTCCAACCTGTAGGCATTAGTCTACTTTAGTCCCTACATTAACCTTGTTTATAACCGTTGACCTAACATAATCATAACGATTAACATAGATACGTTGCATTGTGGAGATACTCTGCCTGAATTTTTCATAACTCATTCCGGCACTCTGTATATCACCCCTAAACATGTAGGCGTAGTACAAGGAACCTTCATTGATAACGTACCTAAACTGCTCAGGAATGCTTGGTGTATCCGTAGCTTTAGAAAGATCAACATTTAGCTTGTAGTATTCGTATGCGATTTCATACTCTTTGTCTGGTGCAGGATAGACTCCATACTCTAAACTTGGCGTTCTAAAGACATAACGTGGGACAGTATACTCAGAAGAGTCTGTACTGTATTCAGCATCCACAAATCTCTGAAGATATTCTTCATAACTAATAGGACGAAGTTTACGTGTGTCTACACCAAGATCAGAGTCTCGTTTAATACGAAAACTATCCATGTCGACAGATTTTAGGTCGTAGGGAAAAGCATAACGAACTTCACCAACATTAAGCGGCTCTTCTTGAGTTTCATGGTTGAAAGGCCACTCATATGTTTCATGGTTAATTTCTCTGACAGTATTGTTCACTGCATCCTTGATAGAACTATAAAAACCAAGGGCACCCTCAAAGTTACTTTCTGTCAATTCCACTTCATTTAGGCGACGATTAACATCATTAACTAGACCGAGAAAGTTGTAAGCCATTAAATGTATTCCCTAATGCGAATTTTCACGGGTCTTTCTGCAACCCTACCTGTCGAAGTTGTTACATTGCAATAAAGAGTATACTGCTTGTTGTCAGTACCATCAGAAAGAAAAACAGTAGCCAACGTAGACGTATTTGACTTAGAAGTAAGTGTCAAACCATCAACAGTGTCTGAAGTTGAAAATGATACTTTTGTCCCGTCCGCATCTTTAATTTTCCAAGTAACAGAAAGAAGAGTTTCTCCTGTTTGAAGAAAGCGGGACCAGTCCAGAGAATAGTCCAACATTTCATCTTTATCTTTGTTAGGCCAGCGAAGGCTCATAATTATCTCCTGACGTACTGTATTCTATTATCAGACGTAAAAACAAAGGTGGTTCTAGCTTCAGTCTTAGGTACACTAGCTATCCTACTTCTTTCAGATGGAATATAGCTGATAATGTTGTAATACGGTGTGTACTTCTTTTGTGTTGCAGCTTGTCCAGCTAGGCTAAAGACCCCTGCGTTAGCTGTAATATTTAAAGATTTAGTTAGATTAAAGTCTTGGAAAGTAAGGTTGAAACTTCCGGGGCTAACAAAAAACGGAGCTGAAAAAATTACTTCTTGATATGTGAGACTAAATGAACCAAGCTCGGCAGTTAGCTTTACGTTTTTGTTTAGTGCAACTTCCTGTCCTGTTAAAGTAAAAAGACCGGATTCAACGCTTACAATCTTATCTGCTGTAAAAGTTGCTTGTTGACCAGAAAGAGTGAAAAGACCTTCAGCTAGTGTGACACCTCTAGAAAAATCTAGTGTTGCATCTTGACCAGTTAGAGTAAAAGAGCCTTGATCAGCTACAATATTTTTTGAAGTTGTTAGTCCAACGTCCTGACCAGATAAACTAAATGAACCTTGATCAGCTACAATATTTTTTGAAGTTGTTAGTCCAACGTCCTGACCAGATAAACTAAATGAACCTTGATCAGCAATAAAGTTTTTAGCAAAGGTTAAAGTTACATCTTGTCCAGACAGGCTAAAAGAACCTGCATCAAACTGACTTAAAAAAGAAGCAGTTAATACTAAATCTTGTCCAGATAGGCTAAAAGAACCTGCATCAAACTGACTTAAAACAGAAACATTTAATACTAAATCTTGACCAGATAGGCTAAAAGAACCTGCATCAAACTGACTTAAAAGAGAAACATTTAATACTAAATCTTGACCAGATAGGTTGAAAGAACCTTGGTCAGCTACAAGAGTTACTCCTACAGCCCCATCATCCGCTAGGGTTGTGGCAGCTAATGGGGAGAAGCCAAGCATCTGTTAGGTCCAGTATGTGTCCAGAGTATAATCAACCGGGATAGGGTCCATTGCCTCAAGCAAATCAGACTTGGCCCGGATAGCTGCAATCTGGTTCCAGAGAGCCTCACCAGCGTCCCATGCGGCTTGTTCTTCTGGCGTCCAATTTGCTTGACCCTTCTTGGCAAGTTGCGCTGCTTGAGCCGTCAAGTTTCGTTGCTTCCATTCAGGACAGATGGCAACAATGCGGCGACCAGCTTCGGTCTTGACCATCTCAGCAGTTGCCGGAATGTCTACCACTGCCCAACCAAGCGTCCAGACGCCATCAACAAGCGTTGGCAGGTCATTGCGTGTCGCACGTTGCCAAGTCTCAGTGGTTGGTCGATCCAGCACTGTCACCGGATAAACGTCATATTCCGCCAAGCGTTCATCAGGGATGTTCTTGGGGAAAGAGGTGTTCGGGTTATCACGACGCAGTTGCCCGATTGTGTAAATCTCAGGCTGGCCGTTTGTCAGTTTCAAGTGCATTGGTTTCTCCGGTTAGGTGAGCAGTAAATACATAGAGTTAATTGTTTCATTGCTAACGCCTGTTATGCTGACGTTTGGTGGTGTGTATGACCCAGAAGATATAGTGCTGTCGGACAAGGTCAGAACAATACCGCACCCATTGCCAGCACCTGAGCCTACAAAATCAACAGCGTCTGCGGTGTATCCAGTTTGCGATGCGGCGCTGGGTATATCGTCATCTATTGCAACGGCACACAAAACTCTACCGTCAGAAGAGAGCGTGCTGGAGTTAAATGATACAGTTGGACCCGCAGATACCACCTGAAGCTGCCCGTTTGAGGTCTGAGAGGTTATCGTCGATACATTTCTATAAACCGCAACAACCGCGCCGGACGATCCTGAAGCGCCCGTGACTACAACACTTGAGGGCCATGTTGCAGAATTATAGAAGCCGTATGACATCTGCGAATGGACGGCGACGGACTGGGCATTACTTTGATCGCAAGACCAAATTTCAGTAAAAGGAGATGGAGGGGTTGGGTATGTGTAACCAGAGTCAGAAGCAGCAAGGAGTATTACTAAATCTCCGTTTTGAACCCCAGCAGGGAAAGTTACAGTTGTGTCGCCAGCACTATCATCAAACCCAAGATAATCTATAAATTCAATTGCGCCGCCACCGCCAATGGTCCCACCAGCGCCTTGAACCTTATGCCACAACATCAGGAACCGTCCCCAACGAGTGCGCCGTAGAGCGTTGTGCTGACTTTCCAGATCGCAATGACCGTATAGCCAGAAGTCGCCAGCGTAGGTGCAGAGCCGCCATTGTTCACCCAAGTTACACTCATCCCGCTCCAGTCAATTGTGTACGCAGTACCGTCATCAACCATCAACGTGATCGCCTGACCAGCAGAGAACCCGTCAGTATAAGTGGTATTGCCAGTCAGCGTGTGAGTTTGGATGGAACCATTGTCAGGCTCCAAGGCAACGCTTGTACCGCTCAGGGCATAGACATCTTCTGTGATGGTTCCTGCCGTGATGACAGGGTTGGTGTCAGATAAAAAAGCCGTGCCAGCAGAGTAATACGAAAGACTGGACCAAGCCGTAGAACCGTCACCAAACTTCAGTTTGCCCGTATCAGTTTCATAGCCCATCTCACCTTGGGCCAAAATCGGGTTTTCGCTTGTCCAGTTTGCAGCCGTATCACGCCGAATTTGAATAATGTCAGCCACTTGCTGAACCTCCGTCTATAAATTGTACCGCAGTGTAAACAGACGAAGCCACGCCGCCATCCGCCGACTTGCCTAAATCCGCCGCAGTTGCCGCCACAAACACAACAGCAGACCCAGAAAGGTTAATCGCTGCGTCCGAGTTGCTGCTTTCCGTAACAGTACGGCTTAGAGTGGTTCCAGACGCCGTGTAGATGCCTGTTCCAATCTCCCAAGCCGTACCGTCCTCGATGACGTAACGCACGGTATCCCCGTCAGCCACGCCAGCATCAGCGAATGACTGATAGCCGCTCTCAGCAGAGCCAAGCGTGATTGGGCTTCCCGTGCCAGTAGTGGCAGTAGACATCTTAGCGCGGTTGACGAGTTTGACCATGAATAAAAAACCTTAAGTAATTTGAAGGACGCCATTAGCTTCAGAGAAATCAATAGTGAGAGAGTCACCATTATTCAAAGTCAGGCTGGAGCCATAGTCATAATAACCAATCAAAGGATCAGCAGGGGTAGTCACTGTATCATTGTAGATATAAATATATCTGAAAGGTCCCGTAGAACCACCAGTAGAAGTAAGTGTAAGATCAGCAAGCACCAACTTATATACGCCAGAAGTTTGGCTTGAGCTAGTAGTTGTAACATTACGAGAAGAAAGGTTAGTGTAAGTGGCTTCAGTCACATTAGCCAAAACACCATTACCATCCGCTGTAGGGTCACTTGTTTCAGCACCCGGAGCAGTGTTTGAAAGCGCAATAACGATTTGATCAGACTCAAGGTCCATATTGTGGACAGCATTAGCCACAAAATCGTTTACTTTAGTGAAGGTTGCCATTTAAAAATCCTTAGGGTAAGTGGGGACCACCCTGAGGCAGTCCCCTAAGTTAGTTACGCAAGAACGTCACGAACAACTTCATCAGCAGCACGGCTTGTACCAACACTGTCAACATCCATCAGATACGCAAAAACGCGAATCTTACCAGAAGTATCCGGTGTAGTACCAAGCAGAAGCACATCAATAGTGTCCGAGGTAGTTACGATGATGGGAGCAGCAGTGTTTGCCAAAGTGGCATAATCACCAGCCGAACCACCAGTGATGGTGAAACCGTCAACAAATGCGTCAACGTCACCACCTGTGATACCAAGGTCTGCAGTACAGGAAGTACCACCAGCCGGAGCAGCAGTGATTTCCATACCTGCAAACATTACTGCGGTGTTAGTACCAACAGTAATTGCTTGGATGATGTCGTTAGCTGCAAGAGCAGAACCCTTTGCCGTAGCTGCAGCCGCGAGGTCAATTTCAACCTCAACGAAATACGGCTTACGACCGGGGTTACCCTTACCACCAACGGCTTTTGCGAGAGAGCTTACGGTAGCCATGATTTAATCCTTTCTATCTCAGCTTAAGCGAGGTTATACTTTGCTGTGACAAGAGCCTCAGGACGCAGAATCTTACGGCCATAGAGGTGCATACCACGAACAATATCTGCGAAGCTGTCAGGATCACGGTACGTCTCTGTCTTGTTGATCTGTTCAGCCGTAGCAACAGCGGAATCATGACCACCAACAATCACACCATAGTTAGCGTTCTGGTTAGCAGTACCAGTGGTAGCTGCGCCAGTACCAACCGAAGGCAGGTTGTTAGAGACATAAACACGGAAGCCGTTCCAGTTGTTCAGCACGAGGCCGTTACGGAGAGCACCCGAATCACCGAAGTCTGCATTCAGGAAGCGCGAGTCTTCGTCCTGCAGGATTTCCATCATTACCGGATCAATAACAATCCAACGACCAGCTTTATCAACGTTCTGTTGATCCAGAAGACGACCCATACGGTTGATGAGCATCACCGGAGAAACATAGTCAGTCGGAAGAGCAGTAGCACCCGGAAGACGTGCAGCAACAGGGATCGAGTGATCACCAGCAGATGCAGTCGTGATGTTACCAAAATCACCCTTCTTAAGCTTCATGCTCGACAGAAGTTCGTCAGAACCTGCAGT